AAGGCGAAGACGTCACCGGCGACAAGCATAGGCACTGCCTCGGCCACGATCGCCCGACTCACGCTATACGGCAGATTCAAGTCGCTGGCGATTTCTGCCTCTTCAAAGAGCTTGGCCTCGCGGATCAATTGCCCTTTGTACACCTCATCGAAGCGCGCCAGGTATTTCGCCGCGAAGATCTCCGCTGCGGTGACGGGCTTGCGGTGATCCCACCGGCGCAACCCGTAGTTCATCATACTCTCCTGAAGCATCCAGCCCGCGCGCGCGTAGGCCGGAATACCCAGCTCGCTCTCGATGACCGGCCCCATCATCCGCCCAGCACCAAAGCCCCGGCTTTCCAGCACTAACTGCGCCTGGATCGCGTCGTACTCCTTGCGCTTGGCGACGATGAAAGCCTTCGCCTCATCCACACTTTTGGGTGCAGCCGCCTTGACCGCCTCCACGAATGCGCGCTTCATTGCGTCGTTATACGGGAGGTCTTTGGTCTGGCTCTCGATGTACTCGGCGACCTCGCGTTCGCGCTTCTCCTCGCGTAGCCGCAGCAGCTCCTCGGCCTGACCGCGCATTGCCTCGGTGATGTCGGCGGTCTCGTTCAACCCCAACAGATCGCGCAATTCCTTGTCATGCTCGGCCAACAACTTGGCCTTGTGCGCATCGTCCTCCGCCTTCGCGCGAAGAGCTTCTTCCAACGCGGCGCGTCGTTTCGCGTCGTGTTCCTGGATGATTTCCTGCACCAGGTCAGGGTATTCTTTGCGTAACCGCTCCAAATCTAACTTGCCATCCATAGTCTCATCTCCTGATTTGTCATTCGTCATTCGTGATTCTTTATTCTCGAACAGCGTCACGCCCGCCTCCGGGTCGCTCTGCTGGTATGGGGCCGTCAAATCGTAGCCGGTGATTTCTAACCACGTCACCTCCTCGATCTGTTGGCCGTCCTCTTCTACAATTCGGCTTTCGCCATAAGCGCGTTGCGAGATACCCGGAATAACGCCGCCCTCCATTATGGCGCGCACATCCCGCCCGTAGCTGGTCCCCAACAGCTTGCCCGATACCGTCGCGTGCTTGCCGTCGAAGCCGACGCCAGTCCAATTGACCACCGTCTCCATCAACAGAGGATGTCGATTTCCTTTCGAGGTCGGATGATCCGCTTCACCCGTCAACACAGAAGACGACTCAACCTTGAGTCGCCCTTGCCCGGCGCTTTCGTTCAGATGACTGCGTAACCTTCGCAGCGCCGCTTCCAGCACCGGTCCAGGGTACCGCCGCCCGTTGGCATTCACCACGTCGGCAGTTACCCCAACCCCCTCCAATAGCCACGGCCCGTTGGGATTATCCTTCCCCTCGGCCAGCAACCGCACCGCCGCCGGGATCGTCTCCACCCACCGCTGCCGCGTCGCGCTCTCCTGCATAGGTTCGGTCGTCTGCGGCACGTAGGCCAGTTCCACGATCTCCCACGCCTCGCGCGCGTCGAACACGTACCGCTCCCCTTCACGGCGGTACGGCACGAAGTAATACTCCTCCGGCTGTAGCTTGTCGCTCTCCACGATAACGTGCTCGGAGAAGATTTCCCGGATCCATAACCAATCCGCGTCTGAGTCTTCCCCATCATAGGGAAACTGCGCCCGGAAATGCCGCCGGATTTGCATCATCATGTAGTCGAGGCTTCCCTTCGCTTCATCCAGCGGTTGCCCGCGTTCTACTTTTCGTTCTGCCATACTCACCTCCTGCATTAACAGGCATTTTTCAATGCCCTAAATCCCCCTGTTTTCCGTCTACTGCCTACCGTCTACGGCTTAATAACGTCCGTTAAGGCCGTTTAACAGTCATCGTTAATTTCTAATATCCGTGGTGCTCTCCCGCTACACCACGCTCTGCACCACTCTCCCCGGCGCGCTCGCCGCCTTGCCCGCGCCAAACGCCAGCTTGCTAAATGCCCCACTACTGGTGTCCACCTGGTCGTCATTCGTCCCGTTCGGGAAGGCGCACAACTCGCTAACGTACGCCGCGTTCCAGCTCGCGCGCTTCAGAAAGACGTTATGCGCCTCGCATTGTGCGGCAAATGGCCCGGCCCGGACCTCCTTACTACCGCTGGATACCTCGACGTGGACGGTGAACCCGGCCAGATTGCGTACCGTCGCGTTGGCGCTGTCCTTGCCGCCGCTGCCCGGTTCCTGCTCTACCCAAATCTCCACATCCGGCCCGTCCATCTCTGCCGTCGCACGCATCACCTCATCCCGTCCGAGGTCTGACCATTGCCCGCGCACCACGTCCTCGATGTAATACCGGCCCTGGGTTTCATCCATCAACAGACCGACTGTGAAATCTCCTGCGCCTTCTGTGCCCGCCTTATCCCAGTAGCGGACCTTACGAGCGTCCTTCGGTACCTCGTTGACGAGTTGGCTGAACCACTCGCGCTTGAACTTGTTGCCCTCCGGAGCGCGTGGAGTAGCCTGGTACTCCGCAAACCACACTATGCTGCCCACGTCACGCTGGATCTCTTGCAAAGCGCGTGCACTGAAGCGCTGCGGGCATAGAGCTTCACCGGCCTTACGACCCAACGGATCGCGCAACCCGGGTCGCAACCCCAACAGCTCATGGCTTTTGTCGCGATCCTTCTGCGTCTCAGCCAATGCCGGAAGTCGCAGAATCGTCCAGCGGTCGCCTTGTTCGCTCAGCAGTCGTCCGGCCAGGTCATCCTCGTGCCATCTGGTCATCACCAGGATGATCGCGCCGTTCTCCCAGATGCGGGTGCGGAAGGTTCCCCGCCACCAGTCCCATACCTGGTTGCGCACGGTGAGGCTTTGCGCCTGCTTCCAGTTCTCGAATGGGTCATCGATAATCCCCAGGAAAGCGCCGTGCCCCGTGATCGGCCCGCCGACGCCTACCGCCAGCATCCCGCCGCGCTTCCCTACGATGCGCCACAATTGCTTCGAGCGGCTGTCGTTGCGTGTCTCCACGCCAGGGAAGAGCTCCGCGTACTCGTCGCTCTCTACGCAACTGCGCGCTTCGGCGCTATGGCTCTCTGCCAAACTTGCGCCGTAGCTGGAGAGGATCACCGGATCGTCGGGCCGCTTCCCCAACCAATACGCCGGAAAGCGCCGCGAGACCAGCTCGCTCTTGCCGTGCTGGGGCGGCGCGAAGATCATCAAGCGCGTGATTTCGCCGCTTATAACTTTTTCAAGGTGCTCGGCTATCAGCCAGTGCGCCGGATCCGCTTTGTATTGCGGATACGTCCAGCGCGTAAAGTCAATCAGATTCTGTTGGGCTAACGCTCTCCGTGCATCCGTCTGTAACTGCGCTATCTGCGCCTTCGTCGGCGATAGCCCGCAAGAGTTCAGGAGGGAGGCCGCTAACGTCAAGTTTCACCACCTGTTCCGGCAATTCAGGAATCTCCACCGGCACACCGCGCGCACCCAATATCGCCAGCCGTGCCGCCAGTTCCTCATTCCCTAACGCCAGCAGCGTTTTAGAAGCGTCTGTGCGATAATCGGCCCGGTCGACCGTACTGAGCGCCGTGTGCCGCAGCCCGGCCACGGCATCCACCTGCCCCTCGGCCAGGGCGCGTCGCAGGAGTTGCTGCGCCTGCATTTCGATACGCAGAGTCTCCGCTTCCCGGTACGTGCGTGTCAATTCTTCGACGTACTCCCATACCGCGCGGATCGCCGACTGTTTCTTCCACTTCCCGTACCATATCGAGCGCGAGCAGATCATGTCGCCGTCTTCACGATCACGGTCGAAGATTGCATCCTCACGCACGCCGGGCGTTGCTCGCGCCACACCGTAGAGGAGTGCCGTGTAGCGTTTCTTGTCCGACTCGTTGCCGCGCACTGCCTTCAGCCTGGCCGCCAGCTCATCGTCCAGCACTGGATAATGTGGATTGCTCGGTAAAGCAGTCGTCGCTAACACTTCTGTTAAATTCATGGTCATTTTGTGGTCAGTTTGTGGTCAGTTTCGTTTCCACACTTCCGAGAAAAATCTGACGAGCGATGTGCATCGCTAGACTATGCGAAATGCACTTCAGCCAAGCCGTAAAGGTTTCATCGCTGGCCTGGACGGGTCTTCGTCCAACAATTCCGCCTCCTGTGCCAGCCCTTTTAGCACCAGGTCGAACTTCCCCGCAGCCCAGGCCGCGCGCCGGGCCTCCCGCAATTCCGCCAATAAGCGCGCCTTGCGCTTCTCTGCTTCTACGTGCACCTCGGTCGCCCAGACTGCTTCCAGAAAAACGATATCCGCGCAAACGGCTTCTAAGTCCGCGACCATCCCACTCTGTTTCAGCGCCGCCAGAATTTCGAGCGGGGTCAATCCCCGCAAATGTAATGCGGCCACCCGCAGCCGTCTGACGTCGTCCGTGGAATTCACCAGCTACAAACACCTGCCATCTCCATAAATGACGCGGGGCGGCAACTTTGCCCCCTGCGGCAGCAACTCTGACTTACCCACGATGACGCACTCGGCCCACGCTAACAGTGCGTCCAAATCGTCGGTCAATACCTCGTAGGCATCCACGCGCACGTCAGGATCGTACATGCGCACCTCACCCCCTGCCTGTGTCAATCGATCCGCTATGGTCAACCACGGACTCTCACGCACGTCGTCCGTGCCTCCTTTGAAACTCGCGCCGATAATGCCAAAGGTGCGCGCTCCGGTTGCCATCGCCCGGTCCACGATGCGCCATATTCGCTTGTCATTGCTATGGACGACGGCTTGCAACACTGAGGGCGTTTCCCCCCACGCCATATACAGCAGTGCTCGCAAATCCTTCGGCAAGCACGAGCCACCGAATGGTGCGCCTGGTCGCAGATAAGCGGGTGAGATGTTCAACTGCCTGTCCCGCGTCACAATCTCCATAAGCGTGCGTCCATCGATCCCCAGGCCTGTCGCAATATCGCCGATCTCATTGGCAAATGTCACCTTCAGCGCGTGCCAGGCATTGGAAACGTATTTCACTAACATCGCCGTCTTGCAATCCGTGCGCACCACGAGGTCGTCTTCCCACCCAAAGAAGGGGTCCATAAACGGCAGGTACAGCTCTAGCAGCTTATACCCGGCCTGCTCGTCGTCCGCGCCGATCACGACCATCGGTGGATTGCGGAAATCCGCCACGGCCGACCCTTCCCGCAAAAACTCCGGGTTAGTACACAACTGCCAATCGTGCTGGCGGGAGAGGCGTTTTAGATACAACTTCATATCTTCCAGCGCAGTGGGGGGTACAGTGCTGCGCAAGATGATCGCCGGTGCGTGCTCCCGGCGTGTATAGACCTCAACAATTTCTCTTAGCACGTCGTATATCACACTGAGATCCACCAGCCCCAGATCATCGGAAGGCGTTCCGACACAGATCAACGCGATGTCTTCCACGCCGGCAGCTTCTGCCCCATTGGAGAGAAACTCCAAACGCCCCTCTTTTTGCTGCGTCCGCACGATCTCTTCCAAGCCAGGCTCATAAAACGGCATTTGACCCTGCTGCAGCAAGGCCAGCTTGTCGAGGTCTATGTCGATCCCGGCGACCTGATGTCCAACCTCCGCTAATAGTGCCGCCGTCACCAGCCCCACGTGTCCCATCCCGAAGACCGCCACCCTCATACCAGCAGCACCTCCAACGCGGCATAGAAATCGTCACGCCAGCCACTACCCAAGGGAGCGGGATACCAGCCCGGGCATTCCGTGCGTACGCCATTGGGCAAAGCACGGTCGCGATGCCCCACCACACGCGCAATAGGAATGTCATACATTCCCATCAAACGCGCACACACGCGCGCCAGGCCTTCGATCAACGTCACCGGCGGGCGGGTTTTGTGCCAGTACCCGGCCACCCCCACGCTGATATTGGCATTGGGATGACCCGCGTGATCGTGCCAGAAACCCTGTTCCAGCGGCACGCACAACAGCGCGCTGCCGTCCTGCTGCACGAAGATGTGATATTGCGTGGTTGGAAGTCCGTAACGTACGACACCGTTGACCGTGTACGCCTTCCCCAGGCACACCCGCGCCAGGGCATAGGCGTCGTTAGTACCGGTATGATGCACCGTGATCCCGGTCGGCGTGCGTGTGGCCCACCGGCCCGGCGACTGGTACGGGTTCTGGGCAGTGGGATTGATGGGGAAGGTCGCCGTTACGTCTTCCCACGGCACATCGGACGCCGGTGGTTCCGGCTGGATCACCTCGACGGCGAACGCCACCGGCTGTAGATCAACTGCGCAGGCATCCACCTGCACGATCACCTGGTCGCCAGGTTGCACGATATATGTCTTCATGGCACCACCCCGCGTTCGAGGACGAGTTGCATAATGACCCTGATGACCATCAATACCATCAGCCCTCCCGCCGTAACCAGAAAATACTTGAGTACGCGCAACCAGGGAGTATAGTCGAGCATCACCTTCATTTGCTCAACCAACGTTTGCACGATCTCGGAGAGTGTTTTGACCTGGCCCTTTATATCCTGATAATCGGAGAGGCATTCGTCCGTTTCGCGTGTCTCACGCGACAATGTCTGCTGCTGCGTAAATAAGGCTTGCACTTGCCGCTCCAAATCCTTGACCCGTGCACTCAATCCCTGCATATCGCCGCTGACCGCAGTTAATGCCGCAACAGCCTGGTGCACCTGGAGCTGCAACTCACCGATCAGCTTGCTGTGTGCTTCCCCCTGCATCCGCAGGCCGGCCGTCGTCTCGCGCATCGCCGTTTCGAGCTGCTGCGTCGCGTCACGCATCGCCTCGACGCGCGCTTCGAGTTTCGGCATGCGCCGCACTTCTTCGTTGATCTTACGCAGTTGATCGAGAATCAACTCGCTAACGTCACTATCCACGGCTCTACTCCAACACGCGTGCGACGCGCTCTTTCTCCCGCTGCGGCTTCACCTTGAGATTGAACCAGCCCTGCGAGCCAAGCCACGTCATCACGATGCCGCCGATGATATACCAATACGTCGCCGTCTGTTCCCAGAACGAGGCAGGGATGTAGGTCAACGCCAGGCGTGCGACGATAGCGATCACTGCCGAACCGCCCAAAATCAATCCACGCTTGAATGCATCCCCCTGCGCGTTGTACCACGGCCATTTTGCAAACAAGGAAGAAAGCACCGCGCCCAGAATCACCCACCCGGTCGGCCCGGCAAGCATCTCCAAAAAATCAGGCAGCGTCGGCACATCCACCGGATCACCTTCCAGCGCCGCGCCGGGCAACGCCGGAGCCGCCAACGGACTCACATCGGGATCGACCGGCACGCACCCTGCCGGGATGATCAGAGCCATCACAACCATTGCAATCACCAATACCCGCTTCATCGTTCTTCTACTCTCGCTAAAAGGTACAAAAAGGGGCTACACCATCCTCATGGTGATAACCCCGGAATCTCTGTCACTGCCAGGCTAAACTATATCAACTCTGATACACTTTTGTTTCGAGGGGGTCGCCAGATCCCCGCTACTCGAACAAATTCAACTGCTCCGGTCCCCCCTTCTTCCGCTTCCCCCAGGCCGGCGCATCGCTCTTCCCGGCCCGCCACAACGCTTCCGCGCGCTCCCGGTACGGATCGTCCACCTCGCCGGGATTCTCCAGCCGGCATCCCACGTCCAGCCAGTCATCGAAACCGCGTCCCAGCGCCTTGCCCCGCCGCGTGTGCTTATCGAGCGCGTAATCGGGAACCCCGCGCCGGCCCTGCAGCGCCTCGTCCATCCACTGCTGCGTCACCACCCGTTGTAAATGATCTGCCGTGCGCGCTTTCGGCGACCGGCACATCAGCAGCATCGCGTTCGCCAGGATCAAGCGGCACGTCCCGTCCTTACCCTCTTCGCGGAATTCAAAGAACTGCCCGCGCAGCACCGCGATCTGCGTCAGGATGTCGGGATTTGCAATGCCAATGTCCTCATTGCAGATCACCAACAATCGCCGCCACAAATACGCCTCGTAACGCGGCACCATCTCCAAGCACCAGTAAAGCGCCTGCTCCTCATTCCCGCGCCGGATGTCCTTCTGTAACGCGCTGATGATCTCATCCAGCGGATACCCGTTCTGTGTAAAAGGTCTGTAACTGCCGTTCATCGTAACCTCCTGTGAGTAAGTTACCCTCACTCTCTCACAGGATCACACCCTTTGTCAATCACGAAATTGATCGTGTATTTCTAGCATCCGGGGTGCTCACTGCACCAACACCAGATTTTGTCGCCGGTTGACGTGAACCTTGAGCATCACCGTCCCCTTGCCCTCGACGACGCTCAACCACTTCCCCCACTTCTGCCGCAGGTATGCCAACTCGTGCTGATTGCGTTCCGCGCTGCGCATCCCCGCGTTACCACCCGTATTGTTAAAACGCTGCTCCACAAACGCGAACCGTAGATCCGTGAAGATGCAGCGGTAAATCTTCTGCGCTTGCAAGCAAAAGTCGATGTCCGCTCGCAGTTTCAGTTGGGAATCGAACCGTAGTGTTCGCCCAATAATCCCCATTGCACCGCCCACCCAACCACTGAAGCCAAACGGGTCTTGATTCTTGAATTTGCGCACGTCCCCACCATTCTGATTGAAGCCAAAAACAGGCGTCCCCAGAGTCCGCGCGCCCTGCTCCGCGTTCTCCACAATCTGCCGGATCGCCACCGGATCGCGGATAACCGCGCTGGCCGTCGCCCGGCCCGGCATTGCTTTCAACGCGCTGATGTCGTCGTCCACGATGAAGATCGTTTCGTCCGGCACGTTGTCCAGAATCCAATTCTTCAACGGCGCGATGCCGGCGACCGAGGCCGGATGTGCCAGCAGCTCCGCGCCGAGGACGGCGTAATCGGCAGCCTCGTCCTCGTGGATCACCACCAACGCGCCGGGAAACATTCGCAGCACGTGCCCGCATGCCTCAACCCTCTTCCGCGACGGGATAATGACTCTCATGACCTGGATGTGCATCCTCTGGGGTAAAGGGATTGGTTCCGCTGCTTCCAAGCGGCAGTAATACCCCATCAGAGTCTATGCTGAGATCGGTCGGCTCAAAAATAGCCAGATCGACGGAGAAACCTCGCTGTCCCTTCAGCGTCTTGATACTATTGACCTGGACTTGTCCATCGAACACATCAGACAAAAACTTTCCCACTGCCCAACG